GAACTGAACGAGGCTTTCAATGACTGACAAGCCTCTAACTCGTGAGATCCCTATCTCTGTTCTCCGCAAGTGGGTAGACGACCTCGGAGTCATCATCGACCGCGTAGAGAAGGCCACAACACTCCAAGAGTGCCGCTACAACATCAACGACATCTGGGAGGTGGCGATGGAAATAGACGATGAGTATATCGAGGGGTACCGTGTCACAAAGTAAGCGAGGGAGGCCACGCGGCCGCAAGCCTAGCTATAACCCAAACGTTATATTCCGCATCCCTGACGAACACAACAACCACCTAAAAGACATCGCCCAGTCAGAAGGCATTACAAAGTCGGAACTGCTGAGAAGACTGGTGATCGATTACATAAATTTCTACACGGAGAACTGAACATGATCTGGAACCTAGATAAGCCCAAGCCAGCACCTCTATTCCGTTACGACGACGGAGGCGACCGGTTCTATGCACGGGTTAACGACGTCGACGTCAAATGGTATCCATCCGTAACACGGATAATCAAGGCTACGTCGCCAACGCCACAAGGCCTGATGGCATGGTATGCCAAGCATGGCATGGAAGGTGCCAACCAACTGCGTGATGAGGCCGCTGAACGTGGTACACAGATGCACATCTTGTTAGAACGGTACATGGCAGGGCAGACAATCGAAATGGCAGCATTGTCTGAGTTCCACAGTAAGGCCCTCATGTCATTCGACGCCTTCTATCGTCAGGATGTGGCAGAAGTCTACGCTGTTGAGATGTTACTATACAGCGACCGGCACGAGTTTGCAGGAACGTGCGATCTTGTATGCAAGCTCAATAATGGCAAGGTTGCTATCGTTGATTTCAAGAGCGGATCGTCTGTATACGATGACTATGCCGTGCAACTGGAGATGTACCGCCTCGCATGGAACGAACATGCCGAAGCGCACGGGTGGCCTGTCGTGACTGAGATATACAACTGGCTGCCGAAGGACTGGCGAACAGAGCCAACATGGCATTGGAAACGTCAGACTGGAGAGGTGAGCCTGAACGAAATAGCTGCTCGCTGTGTGCTGTTTAAATCGATGAACGGCACCCTCCGCACACCACGTGAAAAGAAAATTTACACGGGAACCTTGCCTGGACAAGCTACAATCGAGATCGTGCGCCCTGAAGACATCGCAAGGGCTGCCTACGAACGGCTGGCAAACAACGACGAAACACTGACCGACGACGACTGGCTTCTCTCCGTGGGCCACTCGTAAACCGTGCCGGTGTCTGTTGTGGTTGACAGGCACCGGTGCGTATTTTTTTTTCAGCCACACTAACACCGGAGAGCCTTATGGCCAACCACATTTTAACAGCGCTGGTACAACTTAAATGCCAGCTACATAAACAGCTCGAAGCAATCGAGCTGCTTGAGAACTCTATGGCACAGATTAACATAGACGTGTTGCCTCTGATGCCAGATGCCAAGCCAAAACGTGAGGTTATAGAGGTACGTCGTAAGTACCAGCCGACAACGCAACTGCCTAATGATTCAAATAAATTGCAGGCAAGAATTGCAGATATATATCAAATTTCGGGAGGATATTCATTTTTTGAACATGCTAAGAATGCAGCAGAAGGCCGTCACTACATAACATTTCATAAACGGCAAAATCAGTTACGCGTAATAGATTACAGCGCAAAAACATCAACTGGCAGGCCCAAAATGTACGCACTGGGGATACTGCCTAAAAAGTATAATCTAGATCAAGCTCGTCAAATACTGATGGACTATCACGAGTCAAACCGTCCATCTTAACCCCCTTTTTTTACCTTTTCAGGATCACCTACCATGGGTTTTCAATCATCATCCGTGGCAACAAATGCCACTTACTTCACCCTCAGCGATGGCAAGTGCCGCATTCGCCTTCGTGAGGCCACACCCGAGTCAGTATCTCGTGTGACCAAGGACGGGAACACTGTGCACGAATTAGTGCACGATGAGTTCACAGGTCTCGTGCGGGCCATCGAGGTTGCCGATACCGACTTCGGTAAGCAGTGGCGGATCACCTTCGTCGATGCGCCTTATACCTACGTTCTCACACTCAAGTACAGTTCTAACTATGGCAAAACACTCATACAGGCGCTCTGCAATCCCGAGTGGGATGCAACGTTGGACACAACAGTCAAGCCTTACAGCTTCTCACCAAAGGACGACGCCAGCAGAGTCATCACCGGCTGCACTGTCTCACAGCGTGGCAAGAAAATTGAGCGCCTCTACTGTAGTTCCATCAACCCCGTCGATGGGAAGATCATTTTACCAGATTTGGAAAAAGTCAAGGTACGCGGTCAAGAGATATGGGACGACACAAAGCAGATGGAGTTCCTACTATCTGAGTTCCAAGCTAAGTTGAGCCCGAAGCTACAACGCAATGATCGTGTTGTTGCCGTCAACGAAACGTTACCACCATCCCTAGGAGACGACGATGCAACGCTCCCTTTCTGACGTCTGGAAACAACTCTGTGAGCATAGCGACCCGAAAATGCTTGCCTACATTCCTATTGTACAGAACATAGCAGCACGCAAGGAAGGTAACTGCATCCAGTTAAGAATACAGGTAATACGCAACAACGTAAGATGTACCCGCACCGTTGCCTGTGGTAACTTTATCGCCTTCGTAAGTGCATTCAACAAGCTGCAGGAAGAACTGGCTGCCTTCATAGATTCCAACGGGGCCGTAGTGCCAGCGAAGGATCCAAACTACGATCAGCGACAAATCACGATCATCAAGAAATACCTTGACAAGAAACGTGCTGAGTACGCCGAAACCGAGCATGCCAAGAGGCAAGCACTCGAAATCCATATCAGCAAGACCATAGGCAAAGTACGCCCGATGATTGACTCCGTGCTGAACAGGTACAGACCGGTAGTCGATCAGTTCGCATATGTTAACGTATACGGACGACCAGTAGAGAAATCTTTTTACTAACCAATAAGCAGGGTATGCCCCTGCGTGTCGGTAGTAAATGCCAACACAGCAACGCCTGTGGTGGAGTTTGGAACGAGGGCCGGTTGTGGAAGGCCGGCCCTTATTTTTTTAACTACTAAACATTACCATGAACCTCCCCCTCGACATCGCCGTCTGCATAGGCGGCCCATGTGCACAGAAAGACAAGTGCGCCCGCTGGGTTGTTTACGACAGCATGGTCAGAGCCAAAGACGACGGCAAAACAGACTTCGACCCTCGGGTCATAATCACCACCCCACCGTTCACATACGACGATGGGTGTTTCTATTTTATGCCAACAACACGGAGTGAGCCATGAGTGAGTGGATAACAGATAGACTGCCTATAAAACAAGAAACAGTAAGTGGCAATGTTATATGTTGTCGATGGGGCCACATTAATCTACTGCAATGGTATAAGATCGAAGCAGGCGAACCATGGATGCCGATTCCGAAACCAGATATGTATGTCAAACCAAAACGGTGGACGGTGGAGTGGTATGACCCCAATAATTGCTGGCATGTAATAGACAGTACGATTGATGGTGTTATGGGTTATCTGCATTTGGAATTAACCCACGCCGACGCCGCCCAACGCATTGCAGACATTTATAACGAGGTGATGCCATGAACCGCGACGACTTCCGCAAAGCCCTCGATGCTGAACGTGAACTAATCATCTCACGTCCATCGCCTCTGCCGCCCTGGGCACGTCAGGCTGTCGTATACACTACAACGCTGGCCTTCGTGGCTGCAGTGGCTGGCATCGGTGCCGTAGCACTGGGGATAGCTTACGTGGCTATCAAGTTTTTAGCTTTCATAATTCTTTAACATCTACACACGGAGAACAACTTGATTTACGCTAAACCAACCAGATACAACGGCATAACGTTTCGTTCAAGATTAGAGGCGAGATGGGCTGTTTATTTTGACGCAATTGGGATTACATATGAGTATGAAATGGAAAGGTATGACTTTACACCTGATATGTCATATTTACCTGACTTTTATTTGCGTGAAGTCAACATGTGGGCGGAAATTAAACCAGTACAATTAGACGGTATCGAATTAACAAAGGTTGAATACCTAGTATTAACTACAGGAAAACCATGTTTATTACTTGTTGGAAGTCCTCAAGCCAAACCATATGAGGCAATATATTTTCAAAGAAGCCATGACAATTTGAGAAATTCAACTCAATCATATTGGCATGCTCTTTCAAATTATCATGATTACCCACAATATGAGGGTAGGTTCTATATCGAAGATTCGCCTAATTCATTTGGTGGTGAATTTGCAATAAATGGCGAGTATCACGATGCTGTGCTAGCATCAATTAAGGCAAAAAACGCCTTCAAATTTATTTAACACGGAGAACAACCACGTGCAAGTGATTCGTTTATCGATAAACAAAACCGTTGTCAATAAGGCCGCAACACGTCAGGACTGGGTAGCTCTGAGCGCTCAGCTATCACCTGTTGAGATGGTCAGCGATGACATAATCAACCACCTCGTAGGTCACGGCTGGCCTATCTGCTGTGCTGACCTTCACGTCGATCAGAAGACAGGGTTTGCCAAGCGTAACGGCGATGCTTTCAAGTCTGCACAGATCGTGGGTGTCGACGTCGACAATGGCAAACACAGCTTCGACGACATCGAGGCAGACCCCTATTTCCGCAAGTACGCTTCGTTCGCGTACACGACAGCCTCGCACACGGCAGAGAACCCACGTTATCGGGTTATGTTCATAACCGAGGAGCCCATACGCAACGCCAAAGACTACAAGGCCATTACTACCGCCCTGGCTGAACGCTTTGGAGGCGACACCAACGCACGGGATGCAGTACGCATCTGGTTTGGTGCTAAGAACGCACAGATCCACGTCTGGGGTAACATCCTTACCATGGATCAGATCGCTGACATGACAGACGGCCATGAGGAAGCACGTGATCTGGAGATTGCTTTTAACGCCTTCGGTGGTACTAAGCCGAACGTTGACCAGATTAGAGCAATGCTACGTGTCATACCTAAGCAGCAGGATCACATCCAGTGGAAGAAAGTAGTGGCAGCAGTCGCACACGCCTTGGGTGACGATAAGATGGCCGCACAGCTCCTCGAGGAGTGGTCACCTATGTCTGGAGGTCTGACGTATGCCGATGTTCTCAAGAATAAGCTCACAAGAGTAACCACTGCCACGTTGTACTATTACGCCAAGCTACATGGTTACGAGGTTCCCAAGGACATTATCAAACTTGAGACCAAAGACCCTACCGAGATCCTCGACAAGGTTGAATCGTACCTATCCAGTGGTTACGAGTTCCGCAAGAACGTGATCACTGGCAAAATCGAGCTCAGAGGCGACAACGATGTCAAATTTGAAGCCCTGACGGACTATTGGGTGCACAGTCAGCTTCGTAAGATGCGGAAGATTGGAATCAAGATCACCAAAGAGCGCATGAACGAAGTGCTCGATAGTGACTTCGTACCTAAGCACGACCCTATCAAATCTTATTTCGAAGGTTTGGACGAGTGGAAAGCAGGCGATCGCAATTTCATCCGTGATTATGTGCAGTTACTGCCACACGATGCCGATATCGACGATGGTAAGCACAACTCAGCCGAAGTACAGCATGCCATATTCGAGATGATCATCGAGAAGTGGCTCATAGGGGCCGTGGCCGGTGCTCTCGACCACAAACCGAACCACATCATGCTAATTCTGCAGGGCGGGCAGGGGATAGGCAAGACGACCTACCTACGTCACCTATGCCCTGTTGAGCTTCGCCAAGACTATTACCATGAGGGCAGCATCTCGGATGACAAGGACGTCAAACTGATAATTGCCAGGTCTTTCATGGTCGTAGATGACGAACTGGAATCGATGACCAAAAAACAGCACGAATCTATTAAGGCCATCATCACGTCCGACACCATGAGACTCAGGTCTCCTTACGATAAGTATGAGACGACGTACGCCAGAAGATGCTCCTTTGCAGGATCTGTCAATAGGCGAACGTTCCTGAACGACGAGACCGGATCGCGCCGGTTCCCTGTTATACCGGTAGGGGGCAACATCGACATCACCTCAATCCGCCAGTTTGACATCGACGGTCTGTGGTCGCAGGCTGTTGCATACTACCGTGAGGGGAAACGTTACTGGTTTGATGATCGTGAGATCAGCAAGATCAACGACTGGAATAAGCACTTTGAAGTTTTGACGCAATACGACGACTTAGTGTCCAAGTACATAACCCACAAGCCGGAGGGCTCGGGGGCTCACGTGCCGTTCCTGACCACATCCGAGGTTGCATCTCAACTGGCGAACCGCGTCTACGACGAAGAGAAGATCTCCCTGCAAATCAATGATAAGTTCATCTACGGGCTTGGAAGGGCATTAGCCAAGGCCAACATACCCCGAATAGCTAAAAAGACCACCACGGGCACGCGAAGGGGCTACAACGTGATTATAGGCACGAAGTCATCAGCACATTCGCCATTCAACGTAGATGAGGAAGGGGAGTTTTAATGCTGTTCACACGTGACGAATTGGTAGAGATGGGGCTTCTGAGTCCAGTTGCCACCCCTCGGTTGCCGGATTGCCAGAAGGTTGTCAGTTCGGACGAACAGGTGGCAACCGACCTAACCCCTTTATTTATATATATATACTTCTCTAGGTTGCTAGGTTGTAAGAATATATTAGAAGTAGAAGGAGAAATAAATGAAAAGTATAGAGTGAAAACTATAGTTTCACCCTGCAACCTAGCAACCGAGAGGATGCTGGATTTCTTCGTAAGTCAATGGTACCGTTACGGTTGCGACGATTTGGCATCGGTTGCTACGTCAGGGGGCACCTTGCAACCTGAAAACATAGATGCCGTTGTTGAGGCAACCCGAGGTACGTATTTACACGACGTGCTATCTGCTGATTGGGAGTATTTCAAGCGGTATAAACAGCCACCAGGCGATGCTTGGGATGGCGTTCTACCCGATGATGGCCCCGACCTTTCCCAGTTCAACGCTACCGAGGCCAGACTTATCCCGAGCCATGAGGTGCTGGAGTCGGCTGTGGTCGAACGCCAGAGAGTCAAGGCAGGCAAGACCATGCTGTCCTTGATGTATGAGCACAACGTCGACGTCTACACATGGTTCGAAGGTACCGACGGACTATGGCACTGTTACAACAACCAAGGGATGCAATGAGGGAAATAGACGATCTGGACTGGGATGCGAGCGAGCACAGGCTGCTGGATGAACTCAAGGCTGCCAAGCGTGCCAAGGCTGCCAAGAAAGCATCTGGGATTATACCCGAACGGGTAATCCAGAAGGCAATAGCAGACCAATTATGCCTTATCGGGTATATGGTGGTGCGTGTCAACAGCAGCACTCAACAGCTAGAACACGGCACACGCCTGTCCTCGTACCGTGTGGTGAACATCAACGCCACCTCTGGCCATGCTGACCTGGCTGTATATCGTGACGGCAGAGCGTGGATGTTGGAAGTTAAGGCTGCCAAGGGCAGGGTGTCGGAAACTCAGAATAGGTTCTCGGACTGCTGCCTGCGCTATGGCGTACCCTATGGGATCGTCAGATCTGTTGACGATGCCATCGAGTTCGTGAAAAAGAATTAGGGGGTTTTATGTTATACGAGTTGATCCTATCTGACGTGTGCACGCTGTGCGGTGTCACACTCGAGGATGCCTACAGTGCCACACGACGTGCTGATGTAGTCAGGGCGCGTTCTATCACCTGGTATATCCTAAGCAAACACTACGGGTGGACGCTAACGTCGATAGCCAAGCACAGCCAAAAACACCATGCAACGGTCTTGCACGGGATCGCCAGCATCGAGGATGCCTATCTCATGTATGCCGACGTGAGGTCGGTCGTCACTGACATACAACAGATCAACTATGCCAGCCTTATGAGGGGCTTGTGATGTTGTGGATAAGTGGCCAAGTATTAAGCATAACTTAACAGCTGAATGAACCTAACACCTTCACAAGAGGCCGAACTAAAACGTCGTGCACGCGCCATGATGGGGTGGACTGCCCTGTCACGGTGGTGCTCGGTTCTGTTGAACCGTGACGTGCCGGTAAGTGAGTTGAAGGCTGACTATGCCCTCATGATCGAGAACGAACGCAACGATGTTAGGTTCCAGCTAGCACAGACACAGATCGACAAAGCCCTGTCAGGTGATAACACGATGCTGATCTGGCTGGGCAAACAACATCTAGCACAGACGGACAAGGCTGCAACGGAGGTGTCAGGCAAGACAGACATCAGGATAGTGCTGGCCCCTACACATGAGGAACCCAAGCACATCGAGGATGCAGAGATCATCGCCATAGGGCCAAAGGACGCTTCGTTGTGATTACCATCGACGCACAGCTACACGACGGCCAGAAGCTAATCTTCCGTAACCGGAGGCGCTTCAACACGGTCGCCTGTGGTCGAAGGTTTGGCAAGACCGTGATGGCGGAGGCCCTGCTTATCGAATCGGCTATCATGGGCAAACCAGCGGCATACTTCGCACCTACTTACAAGATGCTATCTGATGTTTGGAAGGCACTCAAGACAACGCTTCACCCTATCATCACGGGTGTAAGCGAACAGGAGAAGCGCCTTACCATCGAGACGGGTGGTATCATCGATTGCTGGTCATTAGACGCCTTCGACAGCGTGCGGGGCCGTAAATACGCTCGGGTGGTCTGCGATGAGGTGGCGATGGTCAGGAACTTCATGGACGCATGGAACGAGGCGATCCGTCCGACGTTGACGGATTACAAGGGCGACGGGTATTTCTTCAGCACGCCCAAGGGCCGTAATGATTTCCATGCGATGTACGAACGTGCCAGGCTGGACGAGACGTATGCGAGCTTCCGTATGCCTACGAGCGTGAACCCATACATTGCACAAGATGAGATCGACGCTGCACAGCGAGAGCTACCGACGGTGGTCTTTAACCAAGAATACTTGGCTGAGTTTGTAGACGTGCAGGGCGCTTTAGTCAAGCGTGAGATGATTACCTACGTCAACAGCGACCAGGTGCCTAGGGATCTGAAGATTGGAATGGGTGTTGACCTGGCTATCTCCAAATCCGACACGGCTGACTATACCGCCATCGCTGTTGTTGGCTACGACAAGGACTCGGGGCGTAGATACGTGCTGGACATGTGGAGGGGCAAGGTGGGGTTTCACGAAGTGGTACAAGGCGTCCAAAGCCTAGCGGCAAAATGGAACCCATCACGTATCAACATTGAGGCAGTCCAGTATCAGGTGGCAGTAGTGCAGGAACTTCTCCGCAAGACATCCCTACCTGTCAAGGCTGTCAAACCCGACCGCGACAAGGTAACACGGTTCCATGCTCTGCTGGCAAGGTATGAACAGCTACTGGTTACACACGTACGTGGGCTGGAGCCCTCATTCGAACAGGAACTACTTTCTTTTCCAGAGGGCAACCACGACGACATGGTGGACGCTCTCGTTTACGCTGAAATGGCGGCTGTGAAATCACAAGGTGCAGGGGTTGTATTTCTATGAAACACGGAAGTTTGTTTTCAGGCATAGGCGGTTTTGACCTTGCCGCGGAGTGGATGGGATGGGATAACGAGTTCCATTGCGAGTGGGCGGAGTTCCCACGTAAGATACTGCACCATTACTGGCCCAATGCGATAAGTTACAACGATGTTACACAAACGGATTTCACAGCACATGCCGACCAAATCGACATCCTCACAGGCGGATTCCCTTGTCAGCCGTACAGCGCAGCAGGCAAGCGCAAAGGCAAAGACGATGATCGTCACCTCTGGCCCCACATGTTACGAGCTATTCGAGAAATCAGACCTCGCTGGGTCGTGGGCGAAAACGTTTTCGGGCTTACTACTTGGAACGGGGGCGTGGTACTCGAGGAGGTGTGCGCTGAACTGGAAGCTGAAGGTTACGCCGTACAGCCGTTTATTATTCCAGCTTGCGCCGTCGGCGCTCCCCACAGAAGAGACAGGATCTGGATTGTTGCCAACGCCACGCGCACTAATGATAGAGGAACGTTTGGAAACATACGAGGCACGTATGAAGAAACGCAAAGATCCTGTATCACCAAACCTGCACATCCTAATGTTGAAGGGATTGCTTCCAACACCGACAACACAGGAGACTCCGCACTACGAGGCGGAACTGACGGAAACTGGACGCAGAGTAGCGAGCAACGGCAACAGTCATTCTCTGAACTTAGCCGACCATGCGATACTGGGATTGCTTCCGACACCGACCTGCATGGACGCAACGAATGCAACGGCAACGATGAAGTCTACGCAGGTCAAGGATGGCAGTATGCACAGCGTGACATTGAGCAGGCAGATATCCAGGACTACTGGCACAACTTCCCAACTGTCACCCCGATTTGTGGCGGAGATGATGGGATTCCCGCCGAACTGGACGGTATTACCCTTCCAAAGTGGCGAAGAGAAAGCATAAAGGGCTACGGCAACGCAATAGTGCCACAGGTAGCATTTCAAATTTTTAAAGCGATAGAACACTATGAGCATACTAACTCGGATTAAGCAGTATATCTCCCCTACTGGTGAGGTCGCACAGAACGACCTTCCTATACCAGTAACGGAGTTGTGGAACAAGCATAACTTCACACCTATCGTCAACTGGCGTGGTGCTTACCAGATGTGGAAGGCAAACCCTGTGGCTGTGGCCTGCACGTTGACGTATTCGCTGATGATGCCGGAAGCACAGATCGGTGTGATCACTCCGAATGGCTACGACTTCGAAAGCCCTATCGTGGGGATGCTAACACGTAACCAGTGGCGTGTGACCTTTGGTGAGATCATGACGATCCTGTGCATTGGTGGCAATGCCTACGGGTATAAGCTACGCAACGCCTCGGGTGCTATCATCGGCATGCGCTGGTATTCAGATAAGAACTTCGCCCCTGTAAACGATGGCTATGGCGACGTCGAACACTATCTATACTACGACGGTCAGGTAGCGTACACAGTACGCAAGGAAGACGTCGTTCACATTCAGGGTTTTTGGTACGATCCCGAGAAAACCCTTGGTGGTGGCAGCCCTGTGGAGTTAGCAGCGCAGTCTATCGAGGGGTATAATGAGGCAACGTCGACTGTGTTTAATATCCACAAGAACGACGCCATGCCGAAGACGATCGTAGTCTACGACGAAGAGCTTACACCTGACCAGGTGGCACTTGCTGAACGTTCGTTCAAGCGTAAGTATGGGGGCGACCGTCGCGGCTCCGTTGGCATCATGTGGGGTGTCAAGGACGTAAAACGCCTCGCCCTTGACTGGAACGAACTGGGCTTGTCTGATACCTTTGGTCAATACGAGACGCGCATCTGCGGTGCTTACAAGGTGCACCCGATTATTGCAGGGACGCATATGGGGCTGTCTTCAGCCACCTACAGCAATTTTGGACAGGCAAGCAAGGACTTCACTAACATGGTGCGTGTTCCGTTCTGGAATATGATTGCTGACCAAATTAACGCACAGCTGGCTATCCCTGAATATGGCGTGCAACTTGGTTTTGACCTCTCGACAGTGCAGGCCCTGGCAGGTGAGGCTATGGCAACGGAGGCGGTCTCTATAGACAACGACAGCGACGTAGATGATGATTCAAACGTCAACGATTCACCGGAGACACTAAGCCTCGGAGGTGGCGTGTCTTCGGACAAATACTTTCACAAAAACTACAGCGTTACCGTAGGCCCCGAAACGAAAGCCTGGCTGCACCATCCAGACTCACAGGTTTACGCCAAAGCATACGACGATCTGCTGAACAAGCAATCCGAGAATATCGCTAAGGAGTGGGGGCGTGTGCTCGATGATCTCTACGACACCATCACGGCTGACGTTAAGGCGCTCCGCATCGAGACCAAGATAGACGACCAATTCAGCCTAGATGTCTGGGAAAAGAAATTCGTCGACGGTACCGAGGACAGCCGAGCCGAGCTCACTGAGATTGTGCTGGCATTGGCACAAGAAGAGGTTGACGCTGAGGGCGAGTTCACACGGGGCCGTGAGGCTGGTATAACAGAAAGCGCCAATAAGATAGCGGATTCCGTAGGCACCATCAGAACCGACATCCAGACGTTGCTACGACAGAACGCAGGCGTTGGTGAGGAGGAACTGGCAAGGCTTTTGAAGGAAAAATTTTCTGACCTGAAGGTATCACGTGCCAACGCCATCGCTCGCACTACAGCCACAGCCACAACGGGCACGGTGCAGAAATCCGTGTGGGATGAGTTGGGCGGGATCAAAAGGTCATGGGTGGCCTTGTCAGGGGCACGTGATGAGCATATGGCAGCACACGATCAACTTGAAGGGGAAAAGGCAGGGCCTGGGCTTTTCTTGGTAGGTGGTGAAACAACACCTTACCCAGCAGGCGATGGACTATCGGCATGGAACGCCGTCAACTGCCGATGCTTCACACGTGCACGGCAAGCCTAACTTGTGGATAATTAAACAACAGCATAACCCAAATTCGTATGGTATGGGGAACACACCATGAAAATTGAACGTAAGACTTTCGAATTTCAAGCTAAGGCAGAAGGTGACAGTGGCGTAATCGAG